ATGGTTAATACATGGAAAACTGTTCTTGGTCGGTACGTAGTTCACTTGCAATCTCTAGGACGGTCTAAGGGCACTATTCGCCTCCATGCTCATTACATCAAGCAGTTTGCCCGCCATGCTCCAGCTCCCGCGTTAATGACGGTGGAGGCCATCGAGCACACCCTCGCTAATCCTGAGTGGTCGCCTGAGACACGTAAAAGTGCTAGAAGCGTGGCAGTAGTGTTTTTCGGGTGGACGTTCAGACAAGGCATTACGAGAGATGTAGCGGGGCACTTAGATACTGTGAGGGTGCCTCAGGGTGTACCGCGTCCCGCGCCGGATAATATCACTGAGCGGGCTTTGAATCGTGCGCCGTTGCGTACTAGGCAGATGATTCTGTTAGCTAGGTACGGCGGCTTGCGCTGCTGTGAGATAGCGGTGGTGCACGGCGATGATTGGGACGGCCAAATGCTACTTGTCCATGGTAAGGGTGGTAAACGGCGGCTGGTGCCGATTTTGGACGAAAGACTCACTACTACGCTGGATTTACTGGAAGAGTTCCTATTTCCGGGAAAGATTGACGGCCATCTTTCCGCGGATCGAGTGAATCGGATTATCTCTAACGCTTTGCCGGGTAAATGGACGGCTCATACTCTCAGACACCGTTATGCGACGGCCGCTTATGCTGGGACTAGAGACTTATTAGCGGTTGGCAAGTTGCTAGGGCACTCAAGGCCGGAGACTACCCAAAGATATGTGTTAGAGCCTCAAGACGCGCTATTAAACGCGGCGAGAGCGGCGAGAGCGGCGAGCGCCTAGACTAACTGATACCTGATTGCCGCTTGACGCGCGGGCGGTTGGCTTGCCATTCGTCGATTGTTTCGGGCAGCCACACTGACATGTCACGACCTTTTTGCGCAGATATCACGGCGTCAGGGGGTGGGAGCATGCCTTTTTGGATATACCCTGAGATAGTATTTACGGACAAGCCGAGTCGTCGCGCTACTGCCGCTGCGGCTAGATATCTAGTTGGCATTCTTCTGTCCTACCACGAGGGCGGCAACCATAATCGCGGTCATGAGGGATAGCGTACCTGCCGCGAGGTATGAGTCTTGCCTATAGGCGATAGCTGCGGCGAGAGCGGCCCCTGTTGCTGAGAGTCCTAGTGCGAGTTTTTTCATGGCTAACTCCTGTTGAAAAGTGCGGAGAGGACCCCGACCCCTCGTGTGAGGGGTCGGGGCTTCCCGGCTTCAGCTACTTCTTTGACATTTTGTCTTTGATGTAGTCAACAAGCTGTAAGCTTGCTAGAATGGAGCCAGGAAGAGCAATGATGATCGACAGAATCAACATTATCTTTCCTTTCCGTTACCCCCCGGCCTACCCGGGGGGTTTTATTGTTTCCGGGTTTCCCCTTCAACAGTTACTATTATACCCACACTATAGATTGATAGCAACCTATAGAGTGAGTGGCGTGTCACATGCCCGCTTTGCGTAGCCTAGCGGCATGATCTTCATTTATTCCGCCTTGACTGCTGATGTGATTGGCTAGGTCGCGGCGAATTTCTCCGATTTGATGGCCTTGTGCTCGTTGCATGTCCTCAATCCGATTTAGCGAATCTTTCACACTTGAGCCGTGATTAGGCTCAATAGAAGCAGTTACAGTACCTAGCTGATTCACCGCCTTATTACTGTTATTCGCAGCACGGTTGGAAAGGACCACGGCCACGGCCGAGAGGAACATTCCGACGCCTGAGATTAATTCAGGGAGAGTACTAGACATCACCGGATAGATCACCATCCCTTGGTGTGTGAGCGGCGGCCGTAGCTGTACCAAGAACGGATGCGGCCAGCGCAATCCAGAGCGGCGCGGTCTGCTGATCTAGCACACCGTAGACGATCAGCAAAGGCACTACAGCAGTAATGACGGAATAGGCCCATCTACGAATGTTGGGGGTTAGCCAGGAGAGGGGCTGCGGTGATGGAGCGTGATTATGGCTCTGAGAGCGTTTTGGAAACTTCATAAGATCATCTCCTGTTAATGATTCGTTGGACTTCGTTGCGGCGATTCCCAAGAATGGCGCTGCGAGCGGGGTCGTTCCCGAATACTCCTAGCTTGGTCAGGCGCACTAGCTCACTTGTGGAAGAGTCGCGGGCAAGCCGGTAAAGGTAAGTGACTCGCGCTTGGACTGCGTCATATTGGGCTCCCAGCTTGGCGCGGCGCGTAGCGCCGTCCCCAAATTCCCCGGCCCACACCCGGAGAGCAAGGCTCTTCACATCTGCGGCAGGCGGTTTGAGTGCCGGCTTTGCGGCCGGCTTAACAGCTGGCTTAGGGTCTGGCAGCGAGATTTGATTCGAGCCATACCCTACAACGTAGCGCGGGGATCGGGTAGCGTATTTTACCTGGCCGCCAGATCTGCCGTTTACACTACCGGTGTTGCCATCTAAGGTGACGATTCGTCCGCGGTTCCAGCCTACGAAAATGCCGACGTGGTCAATGCGTTTGCCGCCAAAACTGAAGTAGACAGAATCGCCACGTTTAAGGCCACTCGCGCCATTATGCCATCGACCTTTTTGTTTATACCAGTTAGCGCCGCTTGGCGTATAGGCATGCTTAGGGACTACAGTTCCGAGGATACCCGCGACTGAGGCCCAGTAGCTAAGTGCCATCGCGCACCAGTATCCATTCATTCCATACCAGGTGTTGAATTTAGAATGGGTCGAGGATGAAGAATATCCAACGTCTGCTTTAGCGACGTTCAGCAGTTTATCTCCGGCGTTCATTCTGCAGTCTCCTTATCATCTAGTTCAGGAAGGATGTCACTTAGTTCCTGGTCTTCAGGAAATTCAGTTCCTGCGTCTGAGTCTTCATTAACCAGTTCATCCTGAGCGGTGGGATCTTCCACCGTGAGGTTTTCTTGTTCCATTACTTTCTTCTCCTTATTGATCGATAACAGTTGACGGGTCATAACAGATTGCGAAAATTTCGAGCGTCCCGGTGTAAGCTCGATGAGCTTTAACCTCAATCCGAGCCCCATTTGGTGTCACAGCGACAGGTGTAGCTGTGATATGAGAGCGGCCTACCGTATGGGTGGTGACAGAAATGATGGGGGTTGAGGTGAATCCGGCTTTTGTCAGGTTCAAATCCCAATAATCTTCTTGACCGGCACTGTAGTTCACTGTGACTGGGCGCTTGAGGATTATGGGTTTAGCGACTTTTTCCAGCTCAGCAAAGTTTCCGTTTAACTGTTCAGCTTTTAAAATCGCGCCTGGTGAGAATGTGTGCATATTATCTGATCCTTGTTAGTGTGAATGTCGTATGCCAAAAATCTGGACGAATAGTGTGAATGATTCCGGTGATGGTAGCGATTTGATTTTCGCCCCGAAATTCTGTGTCAATCCGTGTCATAAGCTCCGTTGAAGCCAGCTCAGGGTTATTCAGGCTATCGATAGTCACTTCGCGGAGCTGCATAGCGTCAGCTGCCTTCTGTGCTAGACGCTGCGCTAAAGCGGCAGCACCTGCATAGAGGTTCGTTGTGACTTCTGTAGTCTTCATCCCCCAAGCTTTCCAACGTCCCTTTGGATCTAACGCGGTGTAGGTTTCTTCGTAAGCGTTCCATTCGGCGTCTTCGTTAAGCAGCGCTTTGAGATTGGTTACTTTAATTGCCGTGGAAATTTCGCTTGACTGCCACGTGGCATCTGCTTCAATAAAGGATGGGTTCACACGGTCCGATAGCTTAAACAAAGGGTCGGTGGCGTTGGAATCCCCGGTGAAAATCACGGCATTATCCGCTCGAATATACCACGGGCTCGAAAGCGAGTTAGCTACTAAATCCAGGTGCTGAACTAAGCTGGATTCGTAGACGGTCCGCGTCAGGAACAGATTATTAGGGTTGAAGCTCTCTTCTAAAAGGTAAGGAATCTCGTGAGGAGCCAGTAGGCGTCTTATTCTATCTTCAGGCAGTTCCTTTTCGTCAGTAACGTTGCCATACCTGGCTATGCTGGCCAGCTCTGCGACTCTGTCATGGGCTGTGATAGTAACGGTGTTGTAGCCGGTTTCTTTAACCGGGGAAATCTGGACGGATTCTATTTTCCCTGTAAACAAAACCTTTCGGAGCTTAAAGTTGACTATTCTTACTTCTACGCCTTTAGTAATTCTCATGCTACGAGGGTCACGAGCTTTCGGAATAACGAAAGTGGCAGTTCCTATCTGCGCGGCGAGGGCAGCTCCTTCGACTTCAACTCCACGAGTGACTTTTACCTGACTCATGCCGTCCATTACCGGGACAAACTTCCATTCGGTCGCGCGATCTAGAAGCCGGTAGGTGTTGAGAATGGCGGATTCGCTGTCTAAGACGATGGTGTTAGCAGGGATTGGGGCTGCGTCTAAGGTCGCGTCATCAAGACGGCTGCTATTGAGAGCGAAGGCGTCGTATAGGTTGTAGATTTCCATTTCTACAGAGATTTGACTGGCCGGGGTACCTTCCTCAGCGGCGACGAAGCGCTTAACCTTGGAGGAAGGCGCGTGCCAATGCAGCGAATCAGCCCCTAATAACTCTATTGGGCTACCGTCGTAGTGAAGCGTGATGGTGTGTGAGCTATATCGTGGCAACTTAAATGTCATCTCGCCATGACGAAGCGTGATGGTCTTATTTGAGCTAGATGTTCCAACTCTCACTGTAAGCTCATAGAGAGTGTAAGGAGTGAAGCCGACAGGGTTAAGCAGAATGGGCTGATCGCCATGAGCCGTGAGGTGCCACCAATCTCCAGATACGGTGACTGCAGCGTCGAAGTCTTCTGTCCTGATAGATTCTACTTGCTGGAATGACATTACCTTCCACCTACTTTCTCGTAAGCCTTGATAGCTCGAACGATTTCTTGACCGGTCTGGGCGTCGGCTCTCCACGTGGTAACGGTGATGTTATAAGTGACGTTTTTTGGAGAGTTTAGACGTGAGTGAGCATTACGGTGAAGCGCCGTGGGTTCTAGCTGCAGCTGCGCTTTAAGCATCGGGCCGCTGTAATCTGCGATGTCTTGGGTTAGACGGTTCAGCGCCTGCTTAACTTGTGGGCTTGTTTTGGTAAAGCCAGCAACTAAAGACTTCATAATCATCTCGCCGGCAGGGGTGAGCAGGCGCTTGTCTTTATCGGCTGGCCCTTTCCAGCTAGGCAGCATGTCAGTGAGTTTGCCTAGAGTGCTCCTCACGTATCCAAACATGTTCTTGATACCATTGATGAAGCCTTGGATAACGCTTTTACCTACACCATAGAGAAGATTTCCAATATTGCCTATCCCTGACATGATTTTGCTGGGAAGCTGGCGAACTACCCCGACGATGCCTTGCAAGCCGGATGCTGCAGCGTATTTGAAGGCATTCCATGCAGCGGTGAGAATGCGGCCGACTTGGGCCCAGTCTCCATTCCAGACAGCTTTAATCATGTTGAGCACGGTTCGGATAACTACTAGAACAACGTTGATATAGGTGCTGACCACAGTCTTTATTCCGGCCCAGACTTTGCTCAGCACAGGCGCGACATACGTCTGATAAAAGTTGACTACGACTTCAGCAGCGGCTTTCATACCGGCCCACGCGGCTTGGACCCCGTTTCTGACTGTCTCACTGTTGTTGTAGAGCAGGACAAAGCCAGCGACTAGCGCGGCGATGGCAGCGATTACTAATCCGATAGGATTAGCTGTTAACGCTACGTTGAGCAGGTGTTGAGCTATGGCTGCGGCCTTTGTGACTCCGTTCCAGATAGTCATGAGAGTACTGGCTTTACCCATAATCAGCGCGTAACCTGCTTGGGCTACAGCGACGGCTGCTAACGCCGTCTTGTAGGCTTTCCAAGCAGCTACTATGGCAATCACTGGGATGGCGAGTTTCTTGATAGTCTCTCGGTTGTCTATTAGCAGTTTTGTAAAGTCTGCGACGGTTGGAACTACCGAGGTAGCTATAAAGGTGCCAAAGTCTTTCAAAGCGGGCAAGAGCGTTCCTTGAAGGAAGTCTGCTAGCTCTTTAACTACTGGAGAGAGATTAGTCTTAATCCATGCTCCTGCGGCCTGTAGTGCAGGTAGGCCGGTGCTGGTCATCCAGGTGCTGAAGCTTTCCCAAGCTGGCTGAAGTCTCAAGATGGCGTTGTCAATGAAAGCTTGGACTTTGGGGATTAGCTCTTCAAACTTAGGGCCCAAATAGTCAAGTAGTGGCATCGTCTTCAAGCCAAAGTATTCAACCATCTGGCTACCCATAACTTTTATACGATCAGTCCAGTTCGCGGTTGCTTTTGCTGTTCCCCCTACTTGCTTCTCAATCGCGGCTAATACGAGCGATTGTGCTTCTCCCATCTTGTTAGATTCGACTAGCGTTGCGATTCTCTGTTTCTCTTGCTCAGTGAAGGTCACGCCAGATTTTGAAAGGCTTGCTAGTCCTTTGACAGGGTCATTAAGTGCTTTACCTAACTGGACGGCGTTAGCTTCAGCTGTTCCAAAGCCTGCTGCAGCTAGATCAATGGCTGCTTGCGTGGCACGGTCGAAGTTGCCGCCTACCTTATCAGCAGTCTTAGCTAGCTCCCCGAAGGTAAGCAGCTTAGCTTGAGTTTGTTTAATAACGTTCTGGTCCACGCCGTAAGCTCTAGCTTGCGCGTCAGCGTATTTCACCAGGCGATTAGCTACAGCGTCTGTCCTGCCGGCGAATAAGTTCATAGACTCGGTGATGTTCTTAATCCGAGTATTTGACGTTCCTGCTTCTTCGCCGGCATGGATCAGAGCGGCTGTGGTTCCAGCTACTGCTGCGGCGACTACTGTAGCGCCTATCTTTAACTGGTGAGCGGCTTTTTTGCCGCGCGCGGCAAGACCTGACAGGCCAGATTGCTTACCAAGGTTTCCCATGGCGCGCTTAAACTGCTTCGTTTCAGCTAATACAGAGACGATGACTTTCTGGCCGGCCATGTCTTACTCCTCGTTAATCTCGTTTATTACAGTTAGGAAAGTGTCGTGCTCTCGCAGGGTTAATGCAGCGTATTCACCTGGCGGGATACCGGTAGCGAGAACAAATTCAGCTTTTGCCCGCGCGTGGCGGGTCCTTATTTTCCCAGGACTGATTTGTCCTCAATGGGGGGTAGAGACTCCATCAGTGCGGCTGCGGCTGCGGAACGCTTAGGTGCGGGGACTTTATCGGCGGCGGCAATGATTCGCTCGACGTCTTTCATTTGTAAAGTGCGCGCGTCCTCTACAGAGAGGGTGTGTCCTAGACGGCTTGCGGCAGTGATGGCAGTTAGCGCCATCTGCTGGGCAGTGTTGAGGTCTTCAGGGTCAAGGTCGCCTAGGAACTCGGCGATAGTCTCGACTTCACCGATGGTTATATTCGCTTCGAATTCGTCGAGAGCGGTAACTTCTTCGGTTTCTTGTGCTTTCTTGTTCATTTCAAATCTGCCTTTTCTAGTAGGTCGCTAATACCTTGATTCAGCTGGTCAAGGATTTGTGTCTGTGCTGCCTGCATAGCTGTTAGGTAGAACGGCTGCGGGCGAATGTGGTGCGCGGGCCAGCCATAGTGGATTACACCGGCGTAGGGCACTCTGGCGCCGCCTGCTCTGACTACAGCTTTTGTTTTGCCGCGGCCTGCGCGTAAGCTGCGGGCAAGTTTCCCGCTCTTTCCTCGGGGGACCGCGGGGCGGGCCCGCTCGATTACGCTTTCACCGATTTGGTGCATGAGGTCTTTCATGTCACCAGCGGCGGCTCCTGCTTGTTCGAGTTGTCTGAGGGTGCGGTTAAGACCGGTGACCTTCAGTCGAACCGCACCCTCAGTCAGTCTTTGCTCGGTCACTGAGTAACCTTTGCCGGCTTGCCAGTGAGTGCCATTTCCACTTCGAACTCGTAGGCTTTCTTGCCTGCCGCTCCACCGATTCGCGAAACGTCAGGTAGGGTGCCTGTGCCTTTGAAGTGAGGTTGGGTAGCCGTCGCTGTAGCGTTGCCGTGGGGTGCTACCTCGTAGGCCGCTTCTTCGCCGGCATGGTCGAAAAGGTACATCATTAGGCTTGACGGGTCAGTTGACTGTACGGCCTTGATTTTCAGCGCCCAGTCGTTAGAGCCGCCATTGGCCACGTCTGCGAATGTTTGTAGATCAGAATCTGCGGGTGAAGATTCCAGTGTCCACTCCACAGTGTTGTCGTAGAAGTCGGTGGTGCCGATTTTTAGTTTCAGACCGGTACCGAAAATGCGTTTAGGGGCTGCCATTATTGTTCTCCTTAAAAGTCAGTTATTCGGAATTTCCGAACAACTCGAGGTTGTAGGTGACGATGATGTCGATAGCGGGGTATGCCTGGTTATCGGAAATCACTAGTGTGTATGGGGCGCTAATGCCTTCGATTTCCGCGATTTCGTCCATTTCCGTGAGTTTTTCGAAACATTCCCATGCCAGCTTGTCAAGAGCGTTGTGGGCAGTTTCTGAAGCTCGGTGGATGATGCGGATGCGGAATCGCCAAGCGTAGGGGTGCGCGAAACTCTCTGGCTCTGATTCCATCCCGTCGGAATGGACGATTATCGCGGGCACATTAGGCCGGCGCGGGTCTGTCGTATAGACAGTGGCCGGTAGGTTGCTAAGTGCTGCCGCGATTGTTTCCCGCGCGGTAGTGATTGGGTTCATGCAATACCAGCTCCGATAAAGGGGGCTAAAGTCGCATAGACCGGGGTGAGCGGATCACGAGCGAGCCGTACTGTTGCTCCCATGTCAGACATTGGTGCAAGCACTCCACCGGGTGCGTCTTTTCTGTGATAGAGGTCGGATGCCACGGTGAGTACAGCGTGCTTGTAAACAGGAGCAGGGATGTCTGATTCTCCAATGTGCTTTTTCAAAAGCTCGGTAGCGGTTTGGAGCGCGTCTTGGACTCCGGGGGACGATTCCCCCGGAGCGCCAATCCACGCAGCGAACTCTGCTGCTTGAATATCTTCCATGATTACTGGGTAATCTTGATGGCTTTGAACGCGGCTGGCACTGGCACGTAGTGAGCGGCATAACCGTAGACGGAGAATACGCCGGTAAGGTCGGCCACGTTCTCGTCTTGGAGACGCCACGGGGCTCCAGCGGATTCCTTTACTCGGATAGCAGAGCGAGATACGGCGGCTGCCTTCTTGCCGGTTAGCGATGGAGTCCAGATAACGGGCACGCCCGCTAGCTCAGCTTTCGGTACTGAGATAGTCAGGGTGCCTAGCTTGTCAGTAGGTGATTCCGTGATCTGGAGTGCTGACTTGTGCTCCTTCAATGCGAACAGGCTCATAAAGACTTCGCGTGATACCAGCAGTGCGTCCAGGTTGTAGGGAGTATCGTCGAAAGACTCAACTGCGGTGAGCATGGTGTCAACCCAGGTAACGGGCGTAGCCTGGGCAAGGTTATCGATGGTAGCCATCGGGTTCGTGACAGCGGTAGTGTAAGTGGATGCGACTAGTGCCTTTGTCGCCTTCTCGATTGCTAGAGCGTAGCGGCGTGCCATACGCTCGAAGTTGTCAGAGACGAGTGATTCGCTGGCACGCTGGATGGCCTGCTTGCTCATCGTGGTGTAACCGCCATAGGTTTCAACAGAGACTGATTTGATGGTGTCTTTGACTAGCTTGCCGTGAGGGAGGGTGTCGCCTTCTTTGGTCTGCTTAGCCACTGCCAGCTCGTCTTCGTGTTCCTGGACGTATTCGAAGGTCATTCCGGTAGCTGGTAGATCAGCAGAATGGGTGAACAGGTTTGTAAGCTTCTGTTTCTTTTCCATGTCTGCCTGTAGACGTTCTACCCAGATGGGCCGGGCGATAGAGATTTCCGAGGTTGTACCCTCGAAATCTCGGAGCGCTTCAGTGGCTCGTTCTTCACCTGCTGCGACTGCTCGCACGTAGGCGCCGAAAGAGCGGAATTGTGAGAGCGGGTGCTTCTCTTCCTGCCCGGAAGCAGAATTGGCGGCAAGCTGTTCCATCTGCAGCGCCAGCTTGTCAAGAGCAGAGCGCTGTGTCTCTAGCTCTTTTTGAATCTTTGGATCATCCATGGGGGCATTCCTTTCATTGGGTTCTTTTGCCTTGGAGCGGATATTGGTAACAGTTGTGTCTGGATAAGCGGGTACTGGCACCAGAGAGACTTCACGAACTATCACGTCAGACATGTGTGTGATGTGAAGGTTGTCGTCTTCGTCGTATTCTTCGGTGTATTTGCCAGCCTCGAAGCCGATTGAACACTTGGAGAGCACTTCATCTTTGAGTAGCGTTAGTGTTTCGGCTGCGCGCTGGGTGGTCGAGAGTTTCCCGGTAATCCATAGGCCATCTTCTCGTGATTCCCATGAGGTGATACGCCCAATAGGTTCGTCATGGCAGTAAAGAATCGGGGCTGAGTCTGCGACAGTCACAGAACCCGGCGCAAATCGCTCGTATAACCATGGGTAAAGTCGTGTCTCAGAATCGAAAGGGACAGCTAGCGCGTCAAACTCTCGTGATTCGTCTTTAGGGGCTGCCGTTGCTGCAGCGCGGTATTCAAGACTCATTGGGTGTGTCTCCTAGTGCTGGTAGTTTTTCGATTTCGCGAACTTCTGCAACGGTGAGAAACTGAGCTCGCAGGCCAATCTCGTGCGCTTCATACCTGGTCTTGGTATCAGTTCGTAAAAAGCCATCAATGTTTGCTCTGGCCACCGTGCCACGCGGCAGCAGACTCGTGTAGGCGTCTTCAATCTCGGTGAGGTATGCCATGAGGGTGAATCTCACGAAAGCAATGTCTTGCTGTTCCTGGTTGGAGTAGGTGCCGCCTTGATCTAGGGCAATCATCATGAGGTGGGCTGGGATACCAAACATCCGGGCGATTTCTACCGTGTTAGCGTTCTGCGCTTCTATCCACTGCATTTCTTCAGGAGTGAGCAGTACCGGCGTGTACTTCATTCCTGCACCGAGTACTAGCGGGCCACGGTTATATCCTGCTGCCTTAGTGATTCGTTCTTTGTATTCTTTCGCCTGGTCTGGGTTCAACACTTGGTCAGTTGAGAAGATAGCGGGAGGAATACTACCTTTGTCCAGCCAGTTATCAGCGTATTCACGAAGTTCCAACGCTCCTTGCACCGTGTTAGAACATGCCTGTAATGGGCCGATTCCTCGCTGTTGACCAGGCTGGCTGGCTAGTTTTAGATGGCGAATGTCAAACTTGGTTAGCTTCTGGCCGCGCCATGAGTAGCCTGTTACTTCACCGGCTTTATCGGTCAAGATTCCCACTTCTAGGGGGTTTAACACGTCTAAGGCTGTGGGCACGTTGTCGGAGCGGCGGCGTGTAATCAGCCAGAAAGCTTCACCGCGCTGGGCTAGAGAGTTTGCGGTCAGCTTGTTAAATCGGCTACGGCTCACGCCTGCCCGGGGTTCGTCGATAAGTGCGAATGTAGGAATAGTTTCCCCATTACGCCAACAATCAAAGTCGATTTGTCCGACAGCGGTTTGTAAGAGCATGATTGCTCGAAAGACTGAGGATAGAGAGAGTGGTTGGTCGATGCTGCGGCTGCGGCGGGCAGGAAAGATTGGGGCTGGGCTGTGGCCGTCAGCGTCGTATGCTGCACGCTGCTCTACGAGTCCTAACCTCGTTGCTAAAGTCGCTAATCTGCTCATGGCTCAAGGGTGTGGCAGCCCTTGGACGATTCGAAGTCATTAAGGTCTGCGGCGGCGTGTCACGCGCTGTCTCCAAGCATCTCTGACTGCGTAAACGCCTGGATGTCTTTCTGCTTCGTGCCTGGCTAACTCTTTCATGGCTTCGTTGCTTTTCCGATACGGTAGTGAGCGCCATTCACAGCGGTAGCAGATAGCTATCGTGGTTGCTCCTTCGTCGAGCGCGTACCCTTTCGGGTGGGTGGGCTCTGGCCTGCGGCTTACCATGCTTGCACACCTATTTCTTTCTTTGTAGCGGCGGCCCACATAGCGATAGCTAGAGCACGTAGAGACTGAATCGGGCCATCTGATTTCTCGATGCTGAAGGCCATAGTCCCGCCTATGGATCTAATAGCGACGGCTTGGAGGTCACGCACGACGCTATCGCTACCGTTGTGCATGATGTTGCCTTTTTTGGCTTTGTCGAAAATCATCTGGCAGGCTGTAGCGTAATCGCGGCTGGTGAGAGTTTCAAAAGAGATTCCTGCATCACTTACGGCCTGGTTAAGTGTGCGGTTGGGTCCTGAATCATCAGAGTAGAATCTTGTGGATCCAGATGCATGCAGCTTGGCCAGTGCCGGGATGACCCAGTTTGTTCCTGGTGTTACTTTCATGATTTCGCCGTAGATCACCGTGCCATCAGGGGTGGTTACTGGCCATGCTGCAGCTAGGCTAGCTGCGCCGCCATCGGCAGCGACATCCCACGCGAAGGTTACCTTATCGAAGGCGGGCATTTCTGGCCGTGGATCAGCCGTAAGGCCAGCCCAGATTCCTAGGTCGATAAGGCTGTCGCGTTCATTCATTGCCGGCAGATTCAGATAGGAGCGCCGCCAGCTTCCAAGATTTTCTGATTGACCTAGAGCCAGAATCTTCTCATAAGTCTGCGTGTGCCCAATGGCTGGATGAAAAGCAAGAGTCTCGCGCCCGTATGGGTCTTTGTCTGCTGCTACTTCGTCAGCGCTCCATTCGAAGTATGCTATTCGAGAGTTAGGATCATCCACTGATGCGCGGCCCTCGTCAATGAGTTTATTCAAGTATGCTGACCTGCCTGTCCCGCGCGTTGAGACAATCCAAAGCTGCGAATCCAGCACAGTGAGCTGGGTAGGGTTGATAGCAACTTTCAGGGCCTCACCTGCTATCTCGTCAAATGCCCACGCTTCATCAATATGTGCCAGGTGAACGGTGTCGCCGTGAACGCTTTTAGGGGTTGGGGCGAATGGGGAAACTGTGGACTCTCTGGGCAGGTATTCCAGCACTTCGGAGCCCTGACCTTGGAGTGCGTGGAAATAGCTTTCATTCTCTTTGCGGTCTGCTCCTAGGGCTTTAACCATCTTCTTCCACGATTTACGAGCGTCTTTACCAGTCTGAGCCGTCATTACGATGGTGTGGTCGTTATAAGAGAGCAGCCTATCAATCATGACAGCGCGTGAGAGGTGGGACTTACCTGCCTGCCGTGGCACCGTGACCACCACCGTCTGATACTGGTATGCGCCGGGGTTATTGACATCTAGCTCCATAGCCACGTCAGCTACGTAACGCTGCCATGGCATCAACGCTCCACCGAGCAAAGCGCGGGCCACCGCATCGACACATTCCCCGCGCGTTGGTCGTGAGAAGTTACGCTTGGTTGCGTATTTAGCTCCTGCTGCTTCACTGCTGGGCATTTGTCATGACCTGTTGGAAAGCAGCGTGGGATAGGTTCTCTAAGGTGATAGCTAGAGCATCTAAAGTCTTATTGCCCTGGGCTAGCGGTTGCGGCATGTCAGCTAGCATGTCATTGAGCTGCTTAGCAAGGTTGGTTGTAGCGATAGTTTTCTTGCCCTGGGCTAGTCCCTCTCCTACCGCGCGTGATAGCTCGACGATCATAGCGCAACGTAGCTCATGATGGGCCTGAATCAGTCCTTGACCACGTAGAGTCTCAAGATAGTTACGCGCGTGCTTCTCCATGGGGGTGGCATCAGGCTTAGCCGCTTCTAACTCAAATAGTTCTAACTGTTCCATAGCGTTTCACTTCTTTTTTTTATTGGTATCGTGCCGTTTCCGGCCCGTTTTATATGGGTTCGGGGGGATAAAAAGACGGGGGGCGGGGTCATCTGTTGATTGTCTATGAGAAAAAACCAGCCCAGTTGCCATTTGTCTCGGCCGGTCTAATCACAGAGGGCGGGCGATTCTGCCGGCGACTATTACATTCGTTGTGTGCTGGTCGTAGGTTTGTTAAGGCGTCACTGCCGCCATCAGACCTAGCTATCACGTGATCTATTGTTAGACCGTATCGGCTGCGTCTTGACAGCGCGGGGTCGATGCGGTCCCCACAGAGCCAGCATGTCCAGCCGTAAGTGGCTGTGACTAGCTCCGCTAGTTTCTTGATAGTTGCTGCGTTAGCCCAGCTAGCTGATTTAGAAGGCAAGTGCGAGTTCCTTTCTCCTTTCTTCTTCAGCTTTAGCGCGGGCTTTAGCGCGGGCTTTAGCGGCTGCTGATTGTTCGCTCATCCAAGCTAGAGCCCTTTCCTTTGAAGTAGCTAGATGCGGATAGCGGGCTTTGAGCATGGCTGCATGGTCTTGCAGTGATTGTTCTTCTTCTGCTTTCTGGCGTGCCAGGCGTTCTTCTAGCTCTCGTTTACGTTCTTCTTCTTGTTTGCGTTTGAGTTCTTCTCTGTGTTCTTGGCTCTTTCTCCAGTAAGAGCAGGTGGTGCAGTCACAGTTGCTGCGATAACGATGTTCCATCATGGTAAATAGCTCCTTTAGTGGTATTTCTTCAGCGGAATCTTCAATCACGGTACGGTCGACTACCCCGCTAAGGCGGGTAGTCCCTTTACCTTGGTAAGGAAGGCTAGAATCTAGTTCCGCATGGGAATGACCGACGTATTTGTAGTCTTGTTTTTTGATTCCCACGGTCGGTTCAACCGCGTTAGTGGTCTTCCGGACGCCTGCAAGTCTCATAGCGAATCTGGCTCTGCGTAGCGCTATGGCAGCGTCGTGCTGGATAGTCGCAAAGTTGATTAACTCAACTATCTTGGATTTCACTATCTGAATGAACGAAGTAGATGGTTTACCTCGAAGAATGCCGCCCCTGCGCCATGCTATGAGTCCTAGCTGTTCCATCTCCTGAAGCAGGCGGCGCACCCATCTCTCTGATAGGCCAGCCTTATCAGCAATCTGGGTGGCTGTGATTCTGCCTTCTGCTCTACCGTAGGGGAACGAGTTAGCCAGGACTGTGAGCACGGTTCTTTGGCCCTGCCACTTCCCGCCTGCTAGTTCTCCCCAGCCACGCTTAGACAGCTGATTCAGTAGCGCGTCACAACGCCATGCAGCCGTAGGCTTTCTACGATTTGCCATGACGATTCTCCCTAATCAGGTCATTGAGAGCACTGGTAGAAGCGACATAGGCAGCGCCATTAATGGCTAGCCAGACTAACTCACCAAATGCCGCTGCCACGATCAGACCGATAAATGACAGCAAAGCACAGAGCCAGATGATGATTCCAGTAACGTTTGGGCGCATTATTCTGTGTTCCCTTCATTCAAGACTTTCCAATCCAGCAGCAGATTCTTCAGCTCGGTATTCAAACGAGTAATCTCGTTACCGAGAAGTACTGCTTTGTCTTTCAACAGTGGATTAAAGTAAGTTCCTTGAGCTATAAACCGAGCCAGTTCATGGCGGGCATGGCGCGTTTCTAAAGAGCAGACTCATAGTATCTGACAAAGGTCATCCACTTCTTTAGCAAGTGCTAACTCAGATGCGTAAGGCCGGCGCTGACGCTCATTCATTTCTGCGTTTCCATCCTGCGCACGTTGTCAGGGCCCGTAATAAAGAGCTCTCCCTGCCGTGGATCATGGTCAAATAGCTCACCAGCTGCGTTCGTGAACATGAGTTTTGATTCACTGTTCAAAGCAGGAAGCTTCACGCTGATTTTGTCTTGGAACAAAAGAGTGCCAGAAACATCACCGGGTTTAACTTTCAACTGGTAAGTAATAACACCTTCGTTACCCGTCTCCACCACGCGGGCAGTAACGTTAGCTAGTTCCTCAGTCAGTTTCTCGTGACTAGCTCCCTCACCAATCTGGCAAAGCAGGGCAATAAACTCAGTTTCAGTGGTCATTTTGTTAAACATTCCTTTTAGATAGTTGGGACACATAGTTAAGAAAGCCCTCTGCACGTTTACGATTCTGAGGGTGCCGCAACTTAGCTAATGCTTTTGATTCAACCTGCCTGACGCGCTCCTTTGTGACTCCGAAAACTTCACCAATGAACTTCAGAGTTTGCGGCGGGTACCCAAGCAGTCCGTAACGCATAGCAAGCACCATGGCCTCACGCTCAGTCAGACAATCAATAAACCCTCTAATCTCAGGATCTAAAATCTTAGGGCACGTGATTGCCAGACGATTCTCCAAGCCGTCAACGGCATAGCGCAGACCTTTAATCAGACCAAGCGCCAAATCAGGACGCTCAGCTTGCACCCGCTTTTCAACAAGGTTAATCTTCCGTCTAATCGCGGAAAACTGATTAGATTCAAAAGTTACTCCTGGCATCAGTAAGCACCCACAATCGCGTTGCCGAGTTCAGCGAACACAAAGCCAGTCAACAGGCCAAGCAAAGCCATAGCGGCGATAAAAGTTAAAGTCTCAAAGATTCTCATTTTGATGTCCTTGAATCACCAAGGGCGGTACAATCACCGCATGGGCACTTTTGTAGATTTGCATTCAAAGATGTACGCATTATGGTTTCCACGAAACGAAGTAAAAGACGTGTATTACGCGCTGATGTACGGCCGTGGCATTTTTGCTTTTGACATTCCCCGTGGTGCTGGCGGCCATTACGGGATTGATATTTTGAATCTGAAAGCGATTCGCCGGTGGACGCTGTGGGACTTTGATACTTGGCCCTCGACGCCAGAGCAGAGATTACTTGTTGTGGAGCTCGTATGGAATGACCATGACGGCTCTCTGGAGATTCAGATGATTGAAGATGTTGAAGCGGCAAAAGCTGAATTCCTGTATGAGGATTAGCAGATTCTAAAACCTGAACGCTTACAACATTAGGCTCACCGCAAGCTTCACAAGTTGCAGTTATTACTAATTTTTTGCTCATTCATCGTCTCCTTCGTCGATTAGCGGAGTGCTGAGCGCTCCGAGTTCAGCAAGTTTTTCTACGTCGCCTAATGTCCACGAAATTTGTCCTTTTAAGCGGCGCGAGATTTGGGGCTGAGAAATGCCCAAAGACTGGCCAAGTGCCACCTGACGCACGCCAGTTGATTCAAGCCAGTCATTAACTCGGCTTGTAACGAGAGTGTTAATTTTGCCCATGCGCTCAATATATGCGTTTTGCGCAAGTTTTATGCGGGCGACACGCGGCGTGTCACGCTTCACTTGCCTAAGTTATGCGCGTGGCGCATACTGTAGGCATGACTACATTAACTATTGCAAACACTGAAACGCCTACAATTTCAAGCATTGTTGCCGCCAATATCCGCGCCGAAGCTGCACGGGCTGGAATAAATCAGGTCAAACTAGGCAGAATGTTAAATATGACACAATCGCAAGTTAGTAGGCGTTGGAACGGGTCATTAGTGTGGACTTTAGATGAGATGGGGGCAGTCGCACAGTTGTTAGGCGTTAGCGTGGCAGATTTAGTAACTCCACCGCGTGGAAATAGCGGCAGATACACTAATCCCCCGGCACCTTACGGCACCGGGGGTGATTGGCTCCCGCGGCAGGACTCGAACCTGCAACCGTCCGATTAA